ACCGGCGCTCGCTCGTCGGGGCCTACTCCGGCCTGATCATGCGCTTCGCTGACAGCCAACCCTTCAAGGCGCCGGTGACGCGCGTGCCGGGCGGCCTAGATGGTCTGGTCGAGGTCATCCCCGCCTGGGAAGGCCAACTGACTGTCAGTGAGTGGGATACCGACGAGGCCTCGAACACCTACGGCCAGCCGAAGATGTTCCAGTACGCCGAAAGTGCGGTCGGCCAGCAGAAACAGCCCCGCACCTTCGAAATCCACCCTGACCGAGTGATCATCGTCTCCCGCGACGGCACGCTGAACGGGCGCTCTGCCCTAGAGCCGGGCTACAACGCCCTGCTGGACATGGAGAAGATCAGGGGCGGGGGCGGCGAGGGCTTCTGGAAGAACGCCAAGTCCGGCCTGAGCCTGGAGATCGAGAAGGACGCCAAGATCGAGGACATGGCCCGCGTGATGGGCGTCCCCGTTCAGGAGGTGGTCGACAAGATCGACGAGCAGGTCGAGAGCTTCAACAAGGGCTTCGACAAGTCGCTGATGATGCAGGGCATCAAGGCGGTGCCGATCCAGGTCCAGCTTCCCTCACCGGAGCACTTCTTCGCCATCGCGCTTCAGTCGTTCGCGGCCACCTTCTCCTGCCCGCTGAAAATCCTCGTCGGCGCCCAAACCGGCGAGCGCGCCTCGACCGAGGACAGCGAAGAGTGGGCACGGGTGAACATGGCCCGCCGGACCAATGAACTGATCCCGGCCATCATGGCTTTCGTGAACCGCCTGGAGCGCTTCGGCATCCTGCCGCAGAAGGACTGGCACCTCGACTGGACCGACCTGACCGAGTCCTCGATGGGCGAGAAGATCGACCGGGCGGACAAGATGGCCTCGGTCAACCAGAAGATGGGCGGCGAGATCGTGTTCACCGGCGACGACATCCGCGGCGTGGTCGGCATGGAGCCGCTGAGCGACGCCGAGAAGTTCCGCGACGACGACGTCGACGACGAAGAGGCCGCCGCCGGTCTCGAGCCTGACGACGATCCCGCCGAAGCGGCCTGATCAAACCCACAATCCGAAGGAGGCGCGCGTGCAGCAGCATGACGTGAACGCCCGCACGTTCCTCGTGAACAAGGGCCTGACCGCTGGCGAACAGGTCAGGGTCAACATCCGCACCCTGGCCAACACGGCGGCGATCCGGCGCGAGAAGCGCAACGG